GCACCGATGCACTACAAAGTCAAAGCCTGCTACTACAGCTAGGAAGAATGAAGACGAGCAAGTACTACGCTGGCAACGCCAAAGCTCGCGCCAAGAAGGCGGAGTACGATACCGAGTACCACTCCTCAAAGGAGCGGAAGAAGTATCGTGCTGAACTAAACAAGAAGAACCGAAAAGCCGGAACCTACGGCAACGGCGACGACATGGACTACGACCATGACGAGCGCCGCATGATTCCGTCATCACGTAACCGCGCAAAAAAGTAATGGCAAAGAGCAGTAAGAAACGAGCAGCAGCTGTCGTTGGCCAGAAGAAGGTCAGCAAGGACCGAGCAAGCCAAGGAAAGAGTAACTTTGACATCCTAAACAAACTCAGTGAAAACAAATAAGCTCACCGTAGCACAGAAGTACAACTCCATGAAGCGTCAGGCCGAAGAAGCCGGTATGCGCGTATATGAGGAGGATGGCAAACTCAAAGTGGTAAAGACAAAAAAATTCAGAAAGAAATGACCGGAGGAGAATTTGAAGACTGGCTCGAACAGCTAGAAGAAGCCAAGCAGCCTACCTGCAACATCGACAACCCAGAAGACTGCGAGGCCTGCGGGAGCTAATATGGAACTTAAGAAGCTAAATAAGAACATTATGGTGAAGGCCCCAGAGGGCTATCACTGGATGAACGATGGAAAGGGACGGTTCTACCTGATGAAGCACTCAGGAAAGTTTGTCAAGCACCCTAACGCTAGCCTTGAGGCGCCATTCCGAGTCGTAACTCACGACAAACCAGCCGACAGCAAAGAGCGGATGGCTACTCTGGCTTTGGCGAAAGCGAAACGACCTTAAAGGATTCCTCCCCGCACATCTTCCTGTAGAGGCGCGCTACCAAAAGGCGCGCCTTCTGCGTTATAGCATAGCGCACTCGGTAGTTGTACTTGGTCTCCTCCCTGAAAAACTGGTCCTCCTCCTTCTTGTTTGGCGTTAGCTTGTCAAAGTGGTTGTAGACATAGCCCATGTCCTTGAGCCGGTACAGGTACTTCTTTACTAGCTGTTGCTTGCTGCGCATCATACCCTCGGCGAGGTAGTCGATGGTCCAGAACTCAAGGTCGTAGGTGAACAACAGGATGTCCACCTCTGCGGGATTGAGCCCGTGGTTGTCTTTGGCGTCCCTATACATGAACGTTATGTATTTCAGGTCGTTCCTTTGAATAAACTTGGGGTCAATTTTAGAGAATTCCCTGAATAGCTTCTTTCGGCTAACCCTACTTTTCGGCATATCAGTATCTTTGTTTCAAAAGTAATACTATGGCAAGTCTTAGCGGAAGCAAAATCAAAGATACTTTCGGCCTCCTTCTCAAGCTGGCTAGCTCTACGGCATCTTCGTCTGAGCAGGTAGTGCAGGACGGCGAAGGCAATGCAACTGCATTAAAATTATCTACTGACACGGTAGAGTCCACTGGCGATTTCAAATGTACGGGCACCATGTCGACATCAACGAGCGACGTGCAGGCCATCATGCTCAGCTCAACGGGCGTATTTGTGAAGCGCGACCTCAGCTCTAACCCAATCGGTACGGCATCCATCACGGCAAACTCTCCGCTGACGGCAACCGGAAGTACCATCGGCGTGCTTCCGGCCAGCTCGCTGTCGCCGTTGACCGAATTTACCGCAGCGAACACCGATAAGTTTCTTATATGGGATGAATCGGCCAGTGCATACAAGTACATCAACCTTCTTGATGTTTCTGACTACATCGCCAATCAGGGAAACACCAGCATTCCAAGCATCTTCATCGCCAAGCCGCAGGCAACGACATCCATCGGGACCGCCGCCACGATGATTAGCTTCGCCGAGCTGTATGCATCTACGGCTACTGGATTTGTTACCCCAGCATCTTCATCTGTTGCCTTTGGTAATGCAACCGATAGCATATCGTTGGTTGACTCAACGGGAGTTCGTGACAACATCCGCCTTGCTGATGAGGCCATGTACGAGATTTCTGCATGCGTGGAATACAGCATCGCGTCCGGAACGCCAGACATTACCACTCAGCTGTACATCAACGATGGAGCAAGCAGTGTGGTTTTGATAGAAGACCTAGAGGCCAGCAAGACTGGAAAACACACGGTAAACCTTAGGTACTTCTATTACGCGGATTCAAGCGTCCCATACGATGTGGCGCTTCGTTGTTCGTCGACAACTGCAGTAACGCTTACGAAAAATACTTCGGTAACTGTCACTAAATTCGGGGAAGTTTCACTACCCGGCTAACATGGACAGAAAAGAGCGCATTGAGATGTTCCTCCTAATCAGAAAGAAGATGGAGGAGATTGCAGAGATAGTCAAAGAACACAAGATTGGTCATGAGTTCATGGCCACCTACTGCTTCGGTCTTTCCTGTGATGAGTCAGAAGAAGACACGCCTCAATCGTATGAGTTCCTCGCCGGATACAGCGTAGACGAAAGAGATGAGCTCGACCTGATGTTCAACGTGATGTCGCACAGCTACGAGAGCGAGCATGGCGACGACGATGACGACGAACCAACCAACACAATTGAATACTGGCTAAATAAATAATCAAATTGAAATGGAACTTATTAGAAAAATCATTGTGGGGCAAAACCCCAAAGATGCTATGGCCTACTTCGTGGGCCAAAAAACCGGCGATGCCGTAATCGACTCAATTGTACAAGATGAACGAGCCCTGACCAAACATGGGATTCGTCGCTATCTAGTCTATATCTTTAACCCAGATAAAGGCATTATGCTCTGGAAGACCATAGACGACATGCCTTGTTTAATTGAACACGATTGCGAATTCTGATGAAGCCCATTAGATACTTCATTGTTAAGGTAGACAAAGCGGTAAACGATACCATAGAGGTAGCTGGTAAAGAGCTGTACCTAGACACCAAGTTCAACGAGTTCGCGCACCGCGCGTTCGAGGGCGAGGTTATCGGGGTGCCTGAGCGCTACGACACGGGGGTGTCGGTTGGTGACACCTTGTACTTCCACCACCACGTAGTGCTGGGAGGCAACCACATGGTGTACGGCAACCAACAGCTAAACCCTACAGACCGAAAGGGTCAGTTCATCTATGGGAACGAAGACCTGTACTACGTGACGTGGGACGGTGGGTACGACCCATTCAGCTGTCAGGCCTATGCCCACAAAAGCAAAGAGACAGGAGAGGTACGCATCCTTGGCGACTGGATATTCCTAGAGCCAGCGCCGCAAGAGGACGAGCTCCAAAGCGACGTCCTCGAGCTGGTGCAGAGCAAGAAGACATACAACCAGTATGGCTTTATCAAGTATCCTTCAGCCAAGCTTGAGGAGCTTGGCCTATACCCCGGAGATAAGGTCTTCATCCAGAAGAATGCGGACTATGAAATGGAAATTAACGGAGAGCGCCTATACCGCGTTCTATTGAACCACATCTATGCCAAAATCGAAGAAGACGTATGACAACGTTCATACGGCTGTACGCCTGATGGAGGCGATGCAGATAGCCATAGAGAACATGATTATGGAGATACAGAAGCCCGTTGACCAAGAGCTTAGCGGCTCGCAGAGAAAGGCGGAGCTTCAGTCTATTAAGCAAACTGCTGTAGACGCCAAAGAGCTAATCGTTGAGCGCGAGCGTCTGGAGCAGCTTATCAAAACCTTACAGGAAAGTGGAGAGATACAGGAAGAACGAGACTTCTCAGGAGGATTCGCAGAGCGATACTCAAAATGATGAGTGGGTCTTTATTTATTGGGACTAATGTCAGGAGTAATTGAAATAGAAGACCAAGAGGTGGTCAACATCTGCCCCGATTCTACATCGGGGGAGGTTGTTGTCATTGATAACCTTTCTATTCAGTTACCCAAGAAGCCAGCCAATAGCAAGATTCTTTTCCACGACCTACCTAGGGCACAGCAAATGTGGGAGCGTCAAGAGATGCCCCACGAGCTAACGAGGTTGTCATCCATGGAAGAATGGATGTCGATGCCGGACAGCTTCAGGTCCAAGTACACACCTTACATCCAACAAGAATATGAGCGCAGACGAAATGGTCTATGGTTCTTCAACAACGGAGTACCTACTTACATCACCGGAAACCATTACTTTTTTCTTCAATGGTCCAAGATTGACGTGGGATACCCGTCATACCTCGACTTCCAGCGGCAGCTTTTCCTACATTTTGAAGCCTGCAGTGTAGACCCGCGTTCGCTAGGACAGGTCTACGTGAAGTGCCGACGCTCTGGATATACCAACATGAGCGCCTCTATTCTGGTCAACGAGGCCACGCAAGTGAAGGAGCGGCTGTTGGGTATTATGTCAAAGACCGGTGGCGACGCACAGGAGAACATCTTTATGAAGAAGGTGATACCCATCTACAAGTCGTTGCCGTTTTTCTTCAAGCCCATTCAGGACGGTACCACCAACCCACGCATGGAGCTTGCCTTCCGTGAGCCATCAAAGCGAATCACCAAGACCAATAAGACGTCGCACCGCGGGGACGCCCTCAACACGGTGCTGAACTGGAAGAACACTACCAACAACGCCTATGACGGTGAAAAGGTATACCGCCTTTACCTCGATGAGGCTGGCAAGTGGGAGAAGCCAGCAGACATTAGAGAGTCGTGGCGCATCCACCGTACCTGTTTGCTGGTGGGTAAGAAGATTGTAGGCAAGGCTATGGTTGGCTCCACGGTAAACCCGCTAGACCGCGGGGGCAGGCAGTTTCGCGACCTCTACGACGCAAGCAGCGTAGAGGACCGCAACGAGAACGGGCGAACTAAGAGCGGACTGTATTCGATATTCATTCCAGCCTACGAGGCATTGGAAGGGTTCTTCGACCAGTACGGTATGCCTGTCATAGATGACCCAGAATCGCCTATCGTTGGTGTAGATGGGGAACGCATCGCCCAAGGCGCTAAAACGTTCTTAAAGAACGAGAGAAAGGCCCTGACCAGCGACAGCTACGAACTCAATGAGGTAATCCGACAGTTCCCCTTCACCGCATCAGAAGCATTCCGAGACAGCTCGAAGACATCGCTGTTCAACGTGCAGAAGATATACGAGCAGGTCCAGTACAACCAAGAGCTGTATCCCAATCCTGTACTGGTGGGAAACTTCGTATGGAAGGACGGGAAGCAGGACACCGAGGTCTACTTCAAGCCAGACGCAAATGGACGCTGGAGGGTGGCATGGATGCCCCCCTATGAGCTTAGGAACAAGCAAGGACCAGAGAACGACTGGCTAGGCTGTGGCGGAGTTGACTCCTACGACATCGACGCTACCGTTGATGGCCGCGCTTCAAAAGGCGCGTGCCATCTGTTCAACAAATTCAATATGCAATATCCAGCAAATATGTTTGTCGCCGAGTACGCCTCACGGCCACCTCTTGCGCGCATATTCTATGAGGACGTTTTGATGGCTGCAAAGTTCTATGGATATAAAATTTTGATAGAGAACAACAAGTACGGAATCGCGCGCTATTTTGAGCAGCGCGGTTACGATAACTACTTGATGGACAGGCCGCAGCATCTTGGCTCTGGATACGGTGGCAAC